GAAAAATTATGAAACAAACAACACTTTACGCCATTATAATCATAATAGACTTTAATCGCGCCAACTTGGCGCGTATTTGGCGCTTTATTTATTAAAACAGAAGATATGGAAAAAGAACAATATATACTAATGAGAAAACAAAAACAGTTTGACTATCAACTACTATATAACTACTACATAAGTAAAGGAGGTGTAAACATAGGCCTTAATACTTTTATAATAATAATAAACACAGTAAATAAAATAGACATACTAAACGGACTAGATTCTGAATTTGGTTTAGTAGCCTTACAAGACAAAGATGGTAAAGAAATACTGGTAATAAATTAACGATTAAATAAAACAAATGGAAGCAGAAGAATACTATAATAAAATAAGAATACAATTAGGAACACAAGCATTATTGAGTTATCAAATAGATGGTTGTGAACTTTACGGAAAAGATGCAATTTGCAAGATGCTTGAAGATTACCACCAAGCTAAGTTAAATTTATTAACTATACCCGTTGTTAGCGTTTCGTTACCATCAGTAGATGATGCTGGGATTATAGCAGTAGAAATATCTGAGATAAATAACGAAATGACTGCACAAGAACAAGCCTTTTTTATAGCTGGATTCTCGGAATGTATAAAGTATTTAGAAATGCAAAGTAATGAACGCTAACTAACCGATATGAGTATGTTTTAACATTTAAAAAAACTAATTATGAAAGATTGGACAATAATACAAGAGAACGGAAAGTGGGGGGCAGTGCATGAAATAAGTAGAATAAAACTACCTGCACTATATAACGACAAAAAGATGCTAAAGAAGATAATTAACGGAGTAACTAAAATACTTATAGACAATGGAAAAACACGAGATTAAATGGGGAGACATGATTTTTCAGGTCTCCGGAATATATACAGAAGAAGAAAAAGGTACATACGAAAGTCCTTGCTACCCTCATTCATTTGAGATAGTGTCAGTATCTATAAAGGACGGTATTGACATTGAGTATATGCTCAATGACTATGCGCTTGATAACTTAGAGACATTAATACTTGAGCAAAAATGGATGTAGTCAAGTCAATTATATTATCGCAGTTACTCCTTGAGAATAACGAAGAACTAAAGGGAACTAAGTTTTATAGGCAAGAGCTTAAAAGAGACCTAAACAAAATAATAGGCTCATTAGATAAGTATTCACGTGAGTATTACGACACCTTATACAATAACGACAATGACATGGTGAATAATATCATGAACAGAATTGAAGCCCTCACAATGAAGCTATCAAGCTCTACAATAGAAGACTTAATACTAATTGATGCGGTTATTGACAAGTACAATGAGAACAAGGAGTGGTTTAAAAAGCATGAGCAAGTTGAATTTTTAAAGATAAACCAATGAAAGCAAAACTAATCTTTAGTCTACCAAAGGACCAAGTTGATTTTAAATTAGCAAACGACGCAGGTAAAATGTATTTAGTTTTATGGGAATACAATCAATGGTTACGTCAAACAATTAAATACGCACCTGATGATTTAACAGATGAACAACTAGCTGTATATGCCGAGTGCGAAAGTCAACTACTAAACATGATTAACGAGAACAATGTAAATTTAGATATATGATAGGAGGAGCACAACCAAAATTAGTAGTTGCCTTTGATGAAGAAGGAAATATGCATTTAAACCCATTACAAGCAGAACTAATGGGAATTGATAAAAACCAACTTAATTGGAAACTGGTTAGAGAAAGAGATGGATTAACCAAACAATCTAAGGATATAAAGTGGGTAGAATGGAATGAGGATAATTTTTTTAAAGCAGACCACCCACAACCAAAGGTAGGTTATTCCTTAATTATGTCTCCATTTAATCAATATTTTACTTGGCAAACAACTATGATTACTGAGATAGTAGAACAAAGAGAGGATTATATAAAGTTTAAGACACAAAATTCAAACTACGAATTATTTAAGTTATGAAAAACATAGTAATAATAATATACATAGTAACTGCAACAATCTACCATGCAGTAGCTGGGCAGACAGATGATACACCAGATATTACCGCAAGTGGCTTTGTAATTAATCTTGAAAGACCAATGAGCCACCGAATAATAGCGGTATCACGCAATCTTGAGGCGTTAGGATTTAAAATGGGAACGAAAGTTTGTGTTACAAATGCTGGTAAAATGAACGGAGTATGGACTATTGAAGACAGAATGAATAAGCGTTTTACTGATAGAATTGATTTTTTAGTCAACAAAAAAATTAAATTAGGTAAGTGGAATGATGTTAAAATAAAAAAAATAAATTAATTTTACAGATGATTATAGACGACATTTTTATCCAAGCAAAATTAGACTCTAATTCAGTCAAACTTGACACCGAGGTTTCCGAATCAAGATTGCTTTACGGAATTAAAATAATTAAGGAAATAAAAACACAAGCCATTTCAATATACGATACGGCAGTAGGAGGAGACAGATACAAAGAACTAACCGAGAGCCAATATGTTGAATTTCAAAAAGGTTGGCGTGTTGGAGTATATAAAGTAAGGCTTGATGTTTATAGGGACAAGCTAAAAAAAATAGAGAGAAAAATTGTAGATGAGCTTAATGGTAAGAACAATCCAACTCAACTGCAATTACTTAAAGATAACAAAAACAGAACAATCAAAAACTATTTTAAATTAACACAAAAATTAAATCAACATGAGTAAATCAGTATTTGAAACACTATCATCAATCAATGTCAATGACAAGGTTGAGCAAAAAGACAAACTAACTTACCTGCCTTGGGCTTGGGCTTGGGCAGAAGTAAAGAAAGCATACCCAAGTGCTACCTATGGTATATACAAACACCCCGAGACCGGACAGCCTTACATTGAGGACAAAAACTTAGGGTATATGTGCTCAACTTATGTAAATATAGAGGGAGAAACTCTTGAGATGTGGCTTCCAGTGATGAACGGAGCAAACAAGGCAATGAAATCAGAGCCATATACTTTTCAAACAAGATATGGAGACAAGCAAGTAGAGGCAGCCACAATGTTTGATATCAACAAAACAATTATGAGATGCCTAGTAAAAAACCTAGCAATGTTCGGTCTTGGACACTATATATATGCTGGAGATGACCTACCTGAGTCAGCAGATACAGCAGCAACTGCCAACAAGGGAGCAACACCCGATAAAACACCAACTAATATTACCCTTGACATAGGAGATGATAATTGGGACAAGGTTTTAAAATATGTAGTAGCCAATAAATCACAAGGTCTTGAGGTTATTGTTGGAACACTATCTAAAAAATATAAAGTAACATCAGAAGTTAAAACTGAGCTTAAAAAATCATTATAATGAAAGACATAGAGCTATTAAAAATAGATGAGAATTACTATGGAGAAATTGGTCAGAAGTATCTGTCAAATTCAGACATAGGTACACTACTTACAGACCCAAGACAATTCCGTGTAAGAAAGAAAGACAACGCAAATTTTGCCAACGGCAGACTTTTTCACCAGCTTATGCTTGAGCCTGATAAGGCTGTCAAATTTACTTATGTAGGAGTTTCCACAAGAACCACTAAAGTATATAAAGAGTTTCTATTAGAGAATAATATTGAATTTGCTATGCTTGAGCATGAGTACAATGCAATACACTCAATGACTAAATACGCTAAATCAAATCTATTCTTTTTTGATAACGTAATAGGTAGAGAAGGAGAGAATGAAGTGCCGGGAATAAAAGAGATTAACGGAGTGCTATTCAAAGCCAAGGCAGATAGAATAGTAGGTGATATTGTAATTGACATCAAAACCACAAGTGACATTAAAAAATTCAAGTGGTCTGCATATAATTACAACTATGACAGTCAAGCATACATATACCAAACAATTTTTGGTAAGCCTATGGTGTTTTTTGTAATTGACAAGAACGCAAAAGAAGACCGTAGAGGCAATATTTATTATGACATGGGTGTTTATCCTGTCTCGGAAGAGTTCGTGGCTTCAGGAGAGGCTAAGGTGGCCGCAGCGGTAAAAATATATAACAAGTTCTATTCACAAGAATCAAAAGAGAACATCGAAGACTATTTAATTAATTTAACACTTTAATATTATGAATGACCCAATTTTTGCAAACGGCTTTATTTTTAAGAAAAATGAGAAAGCCCCTGACTTTGTAGTCGGAAAATTATCAATGAACGTGGTGGAAGCCAAACAATTCTTGGATGACTATGCCAAGGGTGGATGGGTAAACACCAATATAAAGCAGTCTAAGGGAGGCAAATTTTATATTGAGCTCGATACATGGGAACCTAATCAAGATGCCGCAAAAGCCATCCCAGTAGCCAACGCCGAGGTTTTATCGCCAGGCCCAGTAAAAGATGACTTACCTTTCTAGGTAAATTATGACAAAGATAAACCAAGAGGGTGTAACAGCCCTCTTTTTTTGGCATGTCGAAATGTCGATTTTCTCCTTCCCTATACTCTTATATAAAATATATATTTATTATTATTATTTTTTCTTGTAGGTGGATTAAAAAATTGACATAATCGACACTTTTCAATAAACTCAATACTTTCAAGAGCAAAAAACGACCCTAAAATCGACATAAAAATGACAGAAATCGTCACAATCTTTAAAAACATACGAGAAACAGCTACTCCGTTCCATAAAGATGTTCATGTAATCCTTGACAGAATCAAGGAAGGAGCAAGTAAAGACATCGTAAAGAACATTAGAAGCGAAAAAAATAAAACAGAACGAAATGAAATTAAGAAACAACTTCCGGCAATTTGTTTTAGTGGTAAGTTTAATAAAAGAAGTGATGCTTCTATTATTGAGCACTCTGGTATCATCTGCTTGGACTTCGATGGTTACGATAAACAGAAATACCTTCTGCAAGAAAAAGAGAACCTAACAAGAGACAAGTATGTATATTCGGTATTTATATCTCCTTCAGGCAATGGCTTAAAAGCCCTTGTTAAAATACCAAAGGACATTGACAACCACGTAAACTATTTTAACTCTTTAGAGAAGCACTTTAACTCAAAGTATTTTGACACCACAAGTAAGAATATAAGCAGAGTATGTTACGAATCGTATGACCCACTTATATACGTGAACTTAAACTCATCAATATGGAGTGAGATTGAGGACTTAGAGTATAAAGAGGTGGTTTCGCACAGAGACGCTCCTACCATACCAATAACAGACGAGAATAAGGTGGTTGAGATACTTGTTAAGTGGTGGAATAAAAAATACCCAATGGTTGAGGGTAAAAGAAACGCAAATGTGTATGTATTAGCTGCTGCCTTCAATGACTATGGAATAAACAAGAGCCTTGCAGGGTATGTCCTAAACCAATACCAAACAAGTGACTTTCCTTTATCTGAGATAGCACAGACCATTAACTCAGCTTACTCAAATGCACAAAACTTTGGCACAAAGTACTATGAGGATGAGGAGAAGATAAACCAAATTAAACAGAGCTTACGCAGAGGAGCATCCAAGAAAGAGGTAAAGCAAGAGCTTGAGGAGTACAACCTCAGCCCTGACGTCATTGACAGCGTTCTATACAAAGCAGAAGAGGAGAACTTAAATGCTTCATTTTGGAATAAGAGTGACAAAGGTGCAATAAAAATAGTACATATACTTTTCAAGCAATTTCTAGAAGACAATGGTTTTTATAAGTACTGTCCAGAGGGTGGTAAAAACTATGTCTTTGTAAGGGTTACTAATAACCTTATTGACCATACATCAGAGAAAGAGATAAAAGATTTTATTCTAAACTACTTAATTGTTCTTGATGATATTAGTATCTACAACTACTTTGCAGACCAAACAAGACTATTCAAAGAGGAGTTTCTTACGCTCTTATCAACTATTGATATATACTTTATTGAGGACAAGAAAGATACTGCATATCTTTACTACTTAAATTGTGCTGTTCGTATTACTAAAAATGAGATAGCGCCTATTGATTACCTTGACCTTGGCGGTTATGTATGGAAAGACCATGTGATAGACAGGAACTTTCAGATATGTGAGGTAACTAACTGCGACTACAAAACATTTATTAATAATATATGCGGTAAAGATGATAACAGAACAATATCAACGGAGAGTACCATTGGCTTCTTATTACATGCACACAAGAACCTATCCTATTGCCCAGCAGTAATACTAAACGATGAGGTAATAAGCGACAACCCTGAAGGGGGAACTGGAAAGGGTTTGTTTATGAATGCACTATCTAAGATGAAAAAGTTAGTGACAATCGATGGAAAATCATTTACATTTGAGCGAGCATTTGCATATCAGTTGGTGTCAGCAGACACCCAGATACTATGCTTTGATGATGTCAAGAAGTACTTTGATTTTGAGAGATTATTTAGCGTGGTAACAGAGGGCCTTACTCTTGAGAAGAAGAATAAAGATGCTATCAAGATACCATTTAGTAAGTCTCCAAAGATTGCTATAACAACTAACTATGCAATTAAAGGAGCTGGAAATTCATTCGCTAGGCGTAAGTGGGAGCTAGAGCTACACCAACACTACAACAAATCATACACGCCATTAGATGAGTTTAAAAAACTAATGTTCGGTGATTGGAACGACAATGAATGGTGTCAGTTTGACAACTATATGATTGGATGTCTTCAGAGCTATCTACACTCAGGACTGAAGAAAAGTAAGTTTGTGAACTTAAAGATTAGACAGCTATCGGCAGAAACTTCTCATGATTTCATTGAATGGTGTGGTCTTATTGAGGGACATGAGCATAACAAGAACCTTAATATTGACGAGAAGATGTATAAGCAAGAGCTGTATCTTGATTTTATTCAAGAGTACCCAGACTACAGACCAAACTCAAAGATGACAATATCAAGGACTAAGTTTTATAAGTGGCTTATAGCTTACTGCTTGTACAAAGAGGGTATTGTTCCTGAAGAAGGCCGTGATACTGGTGGTAGATGGATTATAATTAAAAAGAAAAATGAACAACAGAAGATAGAAATATGATAACATACAGAGACTATCAAATTGATATTATAGTTAAGGCTTGTGATATATTAAATGAGCATAATTTTGTTTATTTAGCCATGGAGGTTAGGACAGGCAAGACTCTGACCTCCCTTGGCATAGCCAACAAAATGACTGATATAAAGAATGTTTTGTTTGTAACAAAAAAGAAAGCAATCTCAAGCATACAAAATGACTATGATTTAATGGACTCATATTTTGACTTAACAATCGTAAACTATGAAAGCCTACATAAGATAGAAGGTGAGTTTGACCTTGTGGTGTTAGATGAATCGCACTCAATGGGTGCTGCACCTAAGCCAAGTAAACGTGCTAAGCAGGTAAAGGAGATGTTAAAAAAAGACAACCCCTATGTAATCCTATTGTCTGGTACGCCAACTCCTGAGTCATATAGTCAAATGTACCACCAAGTGTACGGAATAAAGTACAACCCATTTAGTAAGTATGCTAACTTCTATAGATTCTGCGATGACTATGTAAACGTAAAGAGTAGGCCGATTAACGGTATGAATATAAAAGATTATTCAGATGGTAAGCCTGAGATAATTCAAGCTATGCAGCCATACACAATAAACTTTACACAGAAAGAAGCTGGATTTATAACAAAGACAACCGAGAATGTGCTTTATGTTGACATGATGCAACAGACATACGACATTGCAAAAAAATTGCAAAAAGAGCTTGTAGTTCAAGGTAAAGATGAGGTAATACTAGCAGACACTCCGGTTAAGTTAATGATGAAACTTCACCAGATTTTTTCTGGTACAATTAAATTTGAGAGTGGAAACTCAATGATATTAGACACTAGTAAGGCTGAGTTTATAGCGTATCACTTTAAAGATAAGAAGCTCGGTATATTCTATAAGTTTAAGCAAGAACTTGAGGCTTTAAAGCAAGTCCTTGGAGAGGAGCTTTGCACTACCCTTCAGGAGTTTGATAGTGGAAGTCACAAGATTATAGCTCTTCAGATTGTGAGTGGGCGTGAAGGCATAAGCCTTCGTAATGCTGACTATATTGTCTTCTATAATATTGACTTTAGTGCTACCAGCTACTGGCAAGCAAAAGACCGTATGACTACAAAAGACAGATTAGAAAATGATGTGTATTGGATATTCTCCAAAGGAGGCATAGAGTCAGATATATACAAGGCTGTCACTAAGAAGAAAGACTACACACTTAAACATTTTAAGAATGACTTTAATAAGAAATAGTAATCAAGTCAAGCAAACCATTGATTTTAGCGGCATACAAAACGGAAAGATACACCCAAGCGATATTGACGCTGTGTTGGAGTTTAATAATGAAGCACTCATATTAATGGAGGTCAAACGAGAGGGCAACGACATGCCTATCGGACAAAGGTTATTACTTGAAAGGATTTGTGATAGTTGGCACACTGAAAAAAGTATCGTATTATTTGTGAATCATTCTTTTAAAAATGACACTAAAGATATACCTTTGGTAGAGTGCTACGTATCAAAGGCTTACAGCAAAGGCAAATGGACAAGTGTTCAACCTGAACTACTTACCTCTGTTTTAAATAAGATTGGAATTAATTGGGATATAAAAAAACTATCAATATGAAATACAAATCATCAGAAATAAATCAACATGAGATTGTGTACTGCGACTTAATAGTTGAGAAAGAAAATAAAAAAGGAAAAAGAATTATAATTGAAGAAGAAGAAATAAAGAAAGTAGTTTATAAGGAATTGGACGGCTACCATAACAAGAAAAAAGTAATAGATGTAATGGTAAAAGCAAGGCTAGGATATTCATTTAATAGATAAGATATGAAAGGTTTTTTAAAAGAAATACCTCTTGAGTTAATACATAAGTATGTAGAGGATATATACAATATAGAAATAAAGTATAATACAAAAAAAGAATACTACGTGGAAGCAAGAGCACTATTTGCTTTCTTGTCTTGGAATAATTCTTTTGAGTCTAAGTCAAGTATAGGAAGGCAAATAAACAGAGACCATGCTACAGTGATACACTATATAAATAATCTTCACTATGTTTTTTATATAAGAAGTAAAAAGTACAAGGAATCAATTATTCAATTTGAAAATTTAAAGAATCAATACATAAAAATAAATGAGGAAAAAGAAATTGAAGAATATGACTTTGTTAAATTTTCAAATAAAATTGAACAACTTGAGAATGATAGTGAAATCTTAAATAAAAAAATAAAAGATTTAGAAAAAAAAGTTATTATCACTAGTGTATTTCACGACATAATATGTAAAATACCGATTGATAAGACTGAAATTGTCAAAGAAAGATTAGAGGCAATGATAAAAATGTTTTAAAAAACAACAAGAAACTAAATTAATTTATATATTTGTATAGTTATGAAGATATCAATAAAGACATACAACTCAAAATACTCAGTAGAAATGAGAGATGAGGTTAATTTCATGGAGTTTATGGAAGAGGTGAAAGCCCTAACAAAAACAATATGGGCAGCTGACCAGGTAAATGATTACTGGGAATAAAATAAAATACTATGCGTGGAACACAGATTCACTACGAAGCTACTGGAGACTATGATGTCATAGACTTCATACAAGATTACAATATCAACTTCAATAAAGGCAATGCAATCAAGTATCTTGTCAGGGCAGGTGTAAAAACAAAAGACCCTATACAAGACTTGTACAAGGCAAAGGATTATATTGAAAGAGAAATAGCTTTCCATAAAGAGAAGACAGGAACTAACTGGGTATCTAACAAGACTGAGTAATGACTGAGCAGCAGATACAAGCAAAGAGAATAAAGCAGCTTGAGTCTGAGGGTTATTACGTAATTAAACTAATCAAAACTAACAAGAATGGAATCCCCGACCTAGTGGCTATACCACCTGACTCGGGGGTTTTGTTTAGTGAGGTTAAGACTCCAAAAGGAGTAGTGTCAAAGCTTCAACAGTATAGAATAAAAGAATTATCAGAACACGGATTATTTACTGAAATATATAGAGGATGATATATACAATAAAAGACATAGAAAAAATAACAAACTTTAAAACTTGGAGCGATAGGCAAAAAGTAGATGAATTACTTAGAATTGATGCAGACATATATTGTAATCTAGGTAGTAAGTCTACAAAAGCTGATAAGGAGGAAGCCAAAAAAAAGTCCAAAAAAATATATAGAGCTATAAAAGATATAGACTATCTGACCGGACTATCTTTCTTACATGTAATAGACCTATGAAACCAAGCCCTTTAGAAAACAAAAGACTTCAGAACATTAACTTTTTAATGGATGAAATTCACTCACTATCAAATGAAATCTACGAATGTTTAGTAGACAGTGAGTATAACCGATTAAAACTAGAAACAAATGCTCTTATAAGGAAGCTAAAGGGGCTATCAGACTCAGTTCAAGATGACATATAAAGAATCAAGACCACGTCTTAGTGGTAATAAAAGATTTGCCTACGAGAATTTAGTTAAAGACGAAAGAAGAATCCTAGTGGTAGGAGATATACACGCTCCATTTGAGCTTGATGGTTACTTTGATTTCTGTAAAAAGACCTACGCAAAGTATAACTGCAACCAAGTTATATTTATAGGTGACATCATAGACAATCACTACTCATCTTTTCACGCCACCGACCCAGATGGTATGGGTGGAGGATATGAACTTGACTTTGCTGTTGAGCAAATATCTAAGTGGGCTGATGAGTTTCCGGTAGCTGACGTATGCATTGGAAACCACGATAGAATAATTATGCGTAAGGCTTTTGATTCTCAAATACCAAGTCGCTGGATTAAGCCATATAATGAGGTATTAGGCACGAACTGGAGTTGGGTAGAACAAGTTGTCTATGACAACGTACAATACGTTCATGGCGAAGGTGGGACAGCTAGAACGAAGGCTAAGAATGATATGATGTCCACTGTGCAAGGACACATACATACTCAGGCTTATACTGAGTGGATGGTAGGTAAGAGGTTTAGAATATTTGCAACTCAAGTAGGATGTGGCGTTGACTCAAACGCATACGCTTCTGCTTATGCAAAACATTTTAAAAAGCAAGCCATTGGTTGTGCTGTTATTCTAGGTGGACACACCTCTATAAATTGCCTAATGGAGCTATGATTTTTGAGTCAGAAAAAGATACAAAGTTACAAAAAAATGCGATACAATGCTTTGTCAACCTATTCAAGGGTGATTTTATGCGTCTATCCCACACTGACGTAGATTATAAGGTCTTTGATAAGGATAAAAACCTTATAGCTTATGCCGACATTATAGTTGAAAACAAGAGTCTTAGAGACGCTTACCCCTTAACAATAGGTGTGCGTAAATTACTGAAGCTATCAGACAAGAGACTAAATCCAGTGGTGATATGGTATTGCACAGATGGAATTATATATAGTAGGGTAAACCAAATATCAGGTGAGATTAAGTGGACTAATGAAGAACTCACCGCCCACTACTCAAATAAAAAGCAATTCAAGTACGTAAGACTTTAGTTACTTTTTCTTTAGATTCTTTTTTATTTGCTGATTCTTATAGTAGCTTGACCCTGGCCCATAAATTTTATTATAAAGCTCTTTATTTATTTTCTTTAAATCCTCTTTAGAAATTTTATTTGTCTTAGGGTCTTTCTTAGTAGCTATCTTCATATTCCTGTCTGTAAGATACCCAACCTCTGAGGGTAGTGCTCCAGCTAAGAATAACATATAAGCAACTGCATTTACTTTCATGGCATCTTGGTCTACCTTACTTAATTTAGTGACACGCTCTTTACCCATGAATGTCTTTTTTGACTCTCCATTTTTAGCCATTAATATCAACTCCTTCATTGTTCCTAGCTTTTGACCAGCGATACCTAAGACTCCTAACTGTTCAAATAAAGTCTTTTCATCGTTAGCAAAGAACTGGAATGGGTCATCACTATCTTGAACTAAATCAATTATAAAATTCACAACCTGCATACCTGGGTCATTCATTACGGGCAAAGGTATGAGTATATCCGACACTATATTGCCAAGCTTACCTGTCTTTTGGAATCCTTTTCTTATTTTCTCATCCTCCTCAGACTCCTCTTTACCCATCATTGCAAATGAAGCCGCAACAAGAGCCTGTGATATAGCGTAAGATATGCCATTGAAAGCGATTGTCTCAGCGGCAAGTCCACCTAAAGACTTTCTTGCATTTGTTTTGTCCTCTGGTGTAGCAACATCACTTCTAAGAGTTGTTATGTCAGAGTACATTCTACTCTTTTGGTTTAATAAAAAGTTTGCAAATGGGAAGAAAACCTTACGAGACAACTGTACGTATGGATTTTGACTAGTAAATAAATCCCCTTGCAGGTCTTGGTCTGAAACGTTCTGCTGTCTATCTACTTCTTTCTGAGCGTAAGTAGCAGCACTCATATCCCACTGATGATTATTCCAATCAATATTCTCAACCTCTACTCCATTCTTTTTTAATTGTTGAAAGTAGTACGCAAAAAATGAACTTCTTGCAGTAAGTACGTCTGGATTTACTAATGTGTATTTTATCCATTGCTTACTTACATCATCTAAAGCTTTAACCATTTTACCACTATTGCTTGTTGGTAAGTTATTTAGCTTATTATTTATACTCTTTAAGTCAACTAAAGACTCAACACCCCTAGTAGATACAGCTATACCAAGATTATTTAAAGCCGCATTAGCCTCTATATTTGTCCCAGCAGTTTTAGCTCCAAGATAAGTGTTCTCTATGCCAGCGTTAACGGACGTGTTAACAAAAGGAACGAATTGTTTTATAGGCTGAGTTAAACCACCTAGAGTTCTAGCGACACCTATTGTAGCTACTTTGTTTATTACATTA